AAAACTTTAAAGGTTAACTATGGATAAGAAGCTGACCGTTGCTGATATTTTAAAAAGACATGATATAGCGGTCAGAAAGAAAGAGGACTTTAGAAGCCTGTACGATGACGCTTACGAGTTCGCTTTGCCGCAACGTAACCTGTATGACGGGTTCTACGATGGGAAGGTGGGTGGCGCAAAGAAGATGAACCGTATCTTTGATGCAACAGCCATCAACTCAACGCAGAGATTTGCCAACAGAATCCAGTCTGGAATTTTCCCTCCCCAATCTAAGTGGTGCAGGCTTGAACCTGGTCCAGATATTCCTTTGGATAGAAGGGTTGAGGCTCAAACTGCACTAGAAGTCTATAACGACAAGCTGTTCGCTGCAATTAAGCAGTCAAACTTTGACATTGCTATGGGGGAGTTCCTCCTAGACTTGTGCGTTGGCACTGCTGTTATGATGATACAGCCTGGCGATGACGTTAACCCTATTAACTTTATCCCTGTGCCGCAATTCCTAGTGGCTTTTGAGGAAGGTGCTAATGGTAAGGTGGATAACGTCTACCGCCGGATGCGTATCAAGGCTGAGTCTATCCAGCAACAGTGGAGTGACGCCATTATTGAGGGCAATCTCAAGAATCTGGTTGAGAACAAGCCAACGGAAGATGTGGAGTTGCTTGAGGCAACCATATTTAATCCAGAAAAGAGCGAGTTTATGTACTATGTGATACACAAGGATAGCAAGTCTCAGATTGTGTACCGCAAAATGAAGTCCAGCCCGTGGATTGTTGCACGTTACATGAAGGTGGCTGGCGAGATATACGGCAGAGGTCCGTTAATTACAGCGCTTCCAGATATTAAAACGCTCAACAAGACGCTTGAGCTTGTTCTGAAGAACGCAAGTCTGGCAATTGCTGGGGTCTACACGGCAGCCGATGACGGAGTGCTTAATCCTAATACAGTACAAATAAGCCCAGGCGCCATCATACCCGTTGCACGTAATGGTGGGCCACAAGGTGAGGCGCTTAAGCCCTTGCCTAGAGCTGGTGACTTTAATGTCTCTCAGATTATTATGAATGATTTGAGGATGAACATTAAGTCGATCCTACTGGATGAGAGTCTGCCTCCAGACAATATGAGCGCTAGATCCGCTACCGAAGTTATGGAGAGGATGAAGCAGCTCTCTCAAAACCTTGGCTCGGCTTTTGGTAGGCTGATTAATGAAACAATGATTCCTATAGTATCCAAAATACTGGATATAATGGATGACCGCGGGTTGATCGACTTGCCGCTGCGCGTGAACGGGCTAGAGATTAAGATCACCCCTGTATCGCCATTGGCTATGTCGCAGTCTATGGAAGAAGTGCAAAACATTATTCAATTTATGAAGATAGCCGAGAGCATTGGTCAGGAAGGCAAGATGATGATTAAGGTTAGCGCTATGCTAGACTTAATTGCAGAGAAGATGGCTATCCCTCGTGTCATTATGAATAGCCCTGCCGAGCGTCAGTTGATGATTCAACAGGCTACCGATGCAGCTCAACAGGTTGCACAGCAGAATCCAGAACTTGCATCTAAAGTTGTGGAAGGTATGGCTAAGAACCCAGGCGCTATAATGGGATGAGGTGTGTAGACTGCAAGTATTTCTCCTTGCAAGCTATAGATATGTCCAAATACGGGTTTGGGTTGTGCACTAGGAAGCCTAACTGGGAGTATCAAAGCTATCAATATGCACATGAGTGTCAAATGTTTGCACCGGCCGCACCAGACGCTCCTCCAAAGCGGATATTGTGGATTAATAAACAGTTAGCAAAGATGAAAAAGGATACAAATAAGTGGAAGATGGTTGGGAAGGGTTAGCGTCAGCTACCGTTACAGATATACGGGAAGTAATAACTGCAAGGGAAGATACTGACCGGTTATGTCTTCGTGTGTTTGGAAGTGAGGATGGAGCTAAGCTGCTTGCGTGGCTTAGACAAACAATCCTAGAGCATCCAGTATGTGTTCCAGGGTCGGACCCAAGCTTCGGATATTACAGAGAAGGGCAATGTTCCGTTGTGAGGGATTTAGAAGCTAGAATCAAGAGGTCAAAAAAACTTTAAGGAGTAATAATGGAAGAAAGTAAAAGCCAGCCCCAACCAGAGAATAGTGAGGGCTTACTGGCAGGCATTACATCACCAACAGATGTTGTAGATACACAAGAAGTTACTATAGATCATAGGGTTCCAGAGGAGAGTGATACTCCGGCAGATCGCCCAGCGTGGTGGCCTGAGAATTTTTGGAAGAAAGAAGACGCGGAGCCAGACCTTGAGGCTATCGCTAAGTCATGGACAGATCTACGTAAGCAAATAAGCCAAGGTAAGCATAAGGCTCCAGTAGATGGTAATTACGACTACACTGCATTTGGCTCTGTTCCAGATACCGATCCAGTTCGTCAGCACGTCGAAGGTTGGGCTAAAGAGTATGGGGTTAGCCAAGCCGCACTAGATTCCCTCGTAGGAAAGGTTGTTGAGCTAAATGCTTCTAAAGCAGAGGTGTCAAACTTTAATGCTGCTGAAGAAAAGAAGTCTTTAGGTGCCAATTCGGATGCCATCATTAAGGGTATGGTAGACTGGGCTAACGGGCTGGTTAACAAAGGAGTCTGGGGGCCGGATGACTTTAATGAATTTAAGGTTATGGGCGGCACAGCCAACGGCATCAAGGCTCTGATGAAGTTAAGACAGAGTTACGAAGGCAGAATCCCTATGAATAGCGCTCCTATAGATGGTGCCCCGTCTAAAGATGAGCTGTATCAGATGGTTGCTGACCCTAGATACAAGACGGATGTGTCATACAGAGCTAAAGTAGAGAAGATGTTTGCTGCTCAATTTAATGATTAAATCTTGGTAGTGCCCTTTGCCCGCTTCGGCGGGTTTTTTTTGCCAATTTTTTACTAAGTGTTTGACTATGTATTAATAATAATGTAAAAGGGTTCTAAGGCATACCGTACTACGGCCCTTAATTCAAGTATCCTTGACGATTGGCTGACGTAATCAGCAAGCCAGGCCCGTAATCCTACGGCACACCAATAGCGAAACCCTTTTTTTAAACCTGTTCTTAGGAGAACACAAATGAGCGTATCTCTATCTAGCGCCTTTGTCACCCTATTCGATGCTGAAGTGAAACAGGCTTACCAAGGCAAGGCTCAATTGGTAAGTGCTGTACGTCAGCGCCGTGGTGTCGAAGGATCTACCGTAAAGTTTCCTAAAGTTGGTCGTGGTGTAGCAACTCCTCGTATTCCACAGGCTGACGTAACCCCACTGAATGTTGCATTCTCTACCATCACTTGCAGCCTGCAAGATTGGAATGCTGCTGAATACAGTGACATTTTCAACCAAGCTAAAGTGAATTTTGATGAGCGTCAAGAGTTGGCACAAGTTCTTGCTAACGCAATTGGCCGTCGTCAAGACCAGCTTATTCTTGATGCTCTAGCAGCATCTGGCACAACTTTGACTGTTAGTAATGATATCGGCGGTAATGATACCAATATGAACATGGCTAAGTTGCGCGAAGCTAAGAAGCTGCTGGACAAGAGCAACGTACCTCCAGAGGGCCGTGGGATTGTCATCCATGCAAATGGCTTGGCATCTTTGTTGTCAGAAACGTCAGTGACCAGCTCCGACTTTAATACAGTCAAAGCGCTTGTCTCTGGTGAACTGAACACATACCTTGGCTTCCAGTTTTACGTCCTTGGCGACCGTACCGAAGGTGGTTTGGTTGTTGATGGATCACTGGACCGTACTTGTTTCGCATTCCACCGCGATGCAGTTGGCTACGCAGAAGGGATATCTCCTCGCACAGAAATGAACTACATTCCAGAAAAGACATCGTTCCTCGTGAACACTGTATTTTCTGCCGGTTCAATCACCATTGATGCGGAAGGTATTGTTTCAATCGTTGCTCGCGAAACCTAAAAAGGAGAGATAACATGGCTTATTCCGTAACTGGTTTAAACGCAGTCAGTACATCTAAGGCAGGAAATGCGCCTTCTATGTATATCTACAAAACTGCCGACACGCAGGCTACTGTTAATACTGTTGGCTACTTCAACAGCATTAGCGGGCTACTGAATGTTGGTGATGTTCTGTTTGTATATGACACCACAACGCCGTCACTTGTGTTGACCTATGTCAACCAAGTAACTTCAGCTGGCGTGGTTGATATTGCAGATGGCACCACTGTAAGCGCAACAGATACTGACTAAGTATCTTCTAATAAACCAGCCCTCAGAATATGGGGGTTGGTTTACGTTCTAAAGGATTGCATATGGCCGCTGGAGATACCGCACTATCAATCTGCTCTGACGCTCTGTTAATGCTTGGGGCAAAAGGCATTTCCTCGTTTACCGAAGGAACTGACGAATCTTCCGTTTCTGACAGACTGTATCCTAACATTAGAGATCAAGCTTTAATGATGTATCCGTGGAGTTTCGCGATACAGAAGACACAGTTAGCTCAATTAGTAACAACCCCTGTTAGTGAATACGCTTACGAGTATCAGCTTCCATCCGACAGGCTTGGCTCTCCACGCGCTGTCTACGATTCCGCATCACAGAATGTGCGCCCTAGAACTGATTACAGGATTATGGGTGGTAAGTTGCTGACCAATAGCACAATCGTATACATAGATTATCAATACTCCGTTCCAGAAACAGAGATGCCGATCTGGTTTGTCCAATTGTTAAAGTATTTAATGTCGTGGCACCTTGCTATCCCTATTACTGACCAAGTGGATAAGGCTGGTTACTGGCAGACAATAGCTGTTGGCACGCCTGGTGACAACGGACGCGGTGGCTTTATGCGTAGCTGTATGAATATGGATGGCATGAATCAGCCAAACAACAGTATTAATGATTTCTCGTTGATCGCTGTTAGATACTGATGACAAGATTTGTCACAGTCCAGACCAACTTCACTACTGGTGAGTTAGACCCGTTACTTCGGGCGCGTCTTGATTTAGATAAGACGTATCAAAACGCTTTAGAGAAGGCTACCAATGTTCTGTGTCAACCACAGGGTGGGGTTACTCGGCGTGGTGGACTACGGTATAAGTTGACGCTACCCAATACTGGTGCAGAATCTGCTGCCAATGGCGTAAGGTTGGTCCCATTTGAGTTTAGTGTGACCGACAGCTATATGCTGTGCTTTACGCATAATAGGATGCACGTGTTTAGGCAAGGGGTGCTAATCACAAACATCAATGGCAGCGGCAATCCGTACCTAGACACTACGGCATTTGCTTTAACGGCATCCGTTCTTGGTGAGTTAGTCTGGACACAATCTGCCGACACACTTATAGTTGTCAATGAGAACTTGCCTCCTGTAACCATTGTTCGTGGAGCTACTGATGCTTTGTGGACAGCTAGTGTCTTATCTTTCGATAGTATTCCTAGATACGCATTTACTCCCGTATTCACGCTCCCCGCTGGCACGCTAACGCCTAGCTCAGTATCCGGCAAATGTGTACTAACCGCATCTGCCGCAGCAACCTTTACTGGCGCATCTGTTGGTCAATATATCAATATGACGCCGCAAGGTAGGGCTAAGATAATTCAGCTTGTCAGTGGCACCGTAGTTAATGCTGTGCTTGAGTTTCCAGTCTTCAGCACTTCTGCCATTGCATCTGGAAACTGGGAGCTAGAGTCAGGATACGAACCTGTATGGTCTGTATCCCGTGGTTGGCCTAGAGCTGTTACGTTCCATCAAGGTCGGCTATATTTTGGTGGTAGTAAAACTCGCCCATCTACTTTATGGGGATCTAAGGTAGGTCTATTCTTTGACTTTGATCCGACAGAAGGATTCGCTGACGATGCTGTAGAGGCGACGTTAGATACCAACACGTACAACGCTATTGTTGACATCATATCTGCTAGAGACTTGTTAGTGCTTACTACTGGTGGTGAGTTCTACGTTCCGCAGCAGGGCTTAGAGCCGATCACACCAAGCTCATTCTTTGTAACTGCTACCAGCAGGAATGGTGCTAAGCCTGGTGTCAGGGTGCAGCAGCTAGAGTCTGGAGTTATGTTTATCCAGCGGCAGGGCAAGAGCTTGAGTGAGATTGCGTTTAGCGATACGCAACTAACGTACATGACAAACAAGATATCTTTACTGTCTGGACACTTAATTAAAGGTCCAACACGCATGGCTTTAAGGCGTGCAGTGGATACCGATGAGAATGATTTGCTGTTGATAACTAATGGGGATGACGGCTCAATGGCCGTATACTCTCTGTTAAGTGCTCAGTCTGTTATAGCTCCCTCTGAATTCAAGACAATAAACGGATCGTTTGTTGATGTTGGAGTTGATATAACATATATATATGTTGTGGTTAAGCGTCTAATTAATGCTGTATATCAATATTATGTTGAGTTGTTTGAACACAATCTCCATGTTGATAGCGCTATTACTGGTGGCGCTGCTGCCACAGCTAGTGCTACACATCTGGTTGGTGCGACTGTCAATGTTGTACTAGACGGATTAGTGCAGGCTAGCCAAGTTGTACCTGGTGGCGGTACTGTTACATTCCCTAGATCATCTACTGCTAGCTATGTTGTAGGGGTGCCAATTGCAACAGAGATAAGGACGATGCCTGTAGAATTAAGGTTGTCTACTGGCGTTAGGATTGGATTTAAAAAGAGGATTGTTGAAGTTAACGCTATGTTGTTAGATTCGCAGAATATGGTTGTTAACAACATTGAGGTTCCATTTAGGTCTTTTGATACGGCAGATATGTTGGATAACCCTGTACCAGATTTTACGGGGACAAAGACTTTGAATGGTATTCTTGGGTATAGTCAGGATGCAAGGATTGCTATTACTCAATCAGCTCCACTTAAATTGACTGTGCTTGGCATGGAATATAAAGTGGCTGTTTACCAAGGGAGTTAAAATGAAAGGCAGAGCATATAACGAATGGGATATGTATTCCTTGGAGGCTTTTAAGCCGGTAGGGAAAAAGATGTCGTTGCACGATCCAGTAACCGTCGCTATAGGGGTTGGACTGGCCTTGGCGGCCGCGTCTACTGGGATGGCAGTATCGTCATCAATGGCGGCAGCTAAGCAACAGAAGCGTCAAGCTAGGGTGCAGGCGTTGCAGGCCGATGTTCAAGGTGAGCGCCAAGCTCTGCAATACGAGCAAGAGGCTAACCTGAAGCTCCGGCAGTTACAGCAGATTAATGGTGCGGCAGCAGCTAGAGGTTTCGCTGGCGGTATTTCTGGATTCCAAGGATCTGCTGGACTAACCCAAAGCATTAGTGAAAAGATGGCCGGCCAAGATGTTGCATCTCTCCAAGCTGCTGCTACAACGTCACGCACGTTCGGTGAGATTCAGGGCGCTATGTTAATAGATGCTGGCAACCTCGCTGCAATGGGCCATTACGCTGACGCTGCAAGTAGTATGCTTGCCTTTGGCTCTAATTTAGCTTCTGG